TAAATCTCGGGGCGTTCATGTTCAGTTAAGGAAACTATGAACAAACTCAGATTTCAAAGAAGACTTATTTACAGGCTGAAGAGGGACAAGGGTGTACCCTTGTCCTTCTATCAGCCTGTGAATACAAGTCAAGACTTAAAGACGGGTGTTGTGTCCCGGGCAGTGACCGTGACCAATATTCGTAGGGCAATTGTTATGCAATCACGGCAATTACGTGATTTTGAATATGACTTGTCATTCATTGCTGCAAATAAAAATTTTACAATGGGCGGATATTTTGACCAGACGGATCGTGTTGTACTAATAGATGCAAAAGACTTACCGTCTGGTTTTAAATTAGATTTAAATGATTATGTTCAAACAGGAAATAGACGTTATAATGTTTTAGAAGGAACAGAATTAGAAATGGATGACATTTTTGTTTTCAAGATTCGTGAAATCAAAGAGCGTCAAAAGCAATTAATTCACATAGTCAAGGCACAAAATGTATTGGGATTGACCCAATCTACAGTGGGACAATAACATGGGATCACCTAATCAAAATTGGGACAGATGGATCTTTGCATCTGTTTCACAACATTTTAAAGACAATGTAGCAGATGTATTTACTATTAAGCAGTTTGTTGAAGGTCAATTTAGAGATACAAATAAGGAAAATGAATTTTTTGAAGTACGGGTAGATGGCCCGGTAGCAAGAGAAGTTAGTAAAAATAATTGGCAGCTTGTCGCTGAAATTAATTGCCTTATTTCTACGGGTTTTAGTGACAAAGACTTCCATAAGCATAGACGTAATGTTGGAAGAGTATCATCAGGCTTTAACCATTGTATCAGTGTTTTTAAGTATGGTACGGATGTTGATGATGATCAAACGTTGTTGGGTGTGTTACATCTGCGTGGTCCAACAGATGATAGTGTTGTTACAACACACTTTGGTCAAGTTGGACCTAGAACAGAGATGCAACAAACGACCATTGAAGGTCATTACGAAATGGAACTAACAACGTAGGAGACCAACATGGCAAAGATTGACATTAAGGAGACCATCTTTCAATTTAAAGATGGTGTAGCAGAAGTATTGACGATCAAGGTCGGTGAGGGCACTCTTACATACACCGAATCTCGGGAGATGGAGTACGCTCTAGACCGAGGTCTTCTTGACACAGTTCGTGAAGGCGATCAAATTCCTATCGATGTTTCTTTTGACTTGGTGTGGGAGACGTTGAAGGCACTTACGTCGAGTACGCCAACGCCAGAAGAGGCTTTAAAGAAGGAAGGGGCAGCATCAACTTGGGTATCAACCTCTAGTGATGTTTGTGAACCGTTCGCAATTGATATTGTAATCACTAATGATCCAGTTTGTGCTACTCAAGACTTAGAGGAAATTACCCTTCCTGATTTTCGATTCGAGTCAATTGATCATGATGTACGTGAAGGAACTCTTGCCGTTACTGGAAGATGCAACGCTATTCGTTCTACTATCGTGCATTTCATTCAAACTACTTAAGTGTCTACTGAGATGGAGAAGCCCAATGAAGATCAAAGGTCAAGATTTACGTCAACCAAATACTGAGACCTTGGTATTGCCTCGGGAAGACGGTGAAATTGTGTTGAAGTTCCAGTCTGTACTAGATACAGATGAGTTTGACAAACAGTTCCCATCTCCTGAGCCGCCTTACATACGGCGGCCAGGAGATAAGGGAGCTACTCCAGACTTTGAGGACAAAGTCTATAAGGCAAAGATGGAAGAATACGGGCAGATGAAGACGAAGTGGATGTTTTTGAAATCTGTTCAGGCTACAGAAGGATTAGAGTGGGAAATAGTCAAACTCAATGATCCTAAGACATGGGACAAAGTTGATGAAGAACTTAAGCAAGCTGGCTTTAACCAATTTGAGATTGCTAGAATCTATCAAGCTATGATGCGTGTAAACGCTTTAGACGAAGAATATTTGGCCCAGGCACGCAAACGTTTTTTCGAATCCCGTCGTCCCAAGAAGGAAGATCAATCGTAATACCAAAAGGACGAACAGGCGAATATTTAATTTGGCGAGCCTGTGAACGTTTGGGAATACGTCCTCCTGAGGTGAACGTAGAATGGGATGAATGTGATCTTTGGACTCAAGCATGTATTATGGGGTATCACCAGGGTCGTGAGAAAGAAGAGATGGATCTTGTGATTGCATCACTTGGTGGAGGTAAAGCTAGTGGCAGGTCTACGCATACGAGTAAGAGGGTCTAAATTTAAATTTAAATTTAATAGAACTGCGTTTTCGCAAGCTATGCAGAAACGTTTAGGCGTAGCAATCAGACAGGCTGCGAGAGCATTTTTAAGAGCCGCTGTGAGGGAAGTTCCAATCCAAACTGGTGAGGCAAGAGGTAGCTTGCAACCCTTGGGTAAATTTCTTAGAGTTGCGGTTCCGATTCCAGGAGCCAAGCCTAGGTCAGGGAAGAACGCAGGAACAGGTGCGGCACAAACAGTTGGTCCACTTATTCGAGTGACACCAACATCTGCTTCTTTTACATTTACTACAGAAGTTTTTCATTATTTTTTGAATGATCTTCATCAATTTACTTATGGCTCGGACAAAAAACAAACACCGTGGAGATCATTTGAAATTGGTTTCGATGCATTTAAAAGAGAAATGAACGTGCAGATAGCAAGACAGATTCCTAATGTTTTTGATTTTCTTAAAGCGGGTGGGACAACAACGACCTAATGGCCACACAAAAACAACGAGTTGAATTTGTCGCTGAGTTTGGTGAATTCATCAAACAAGCGGATCTTGTTACCAAAGCTCTTAAGAATGTTGGTATTCAGATTGAAAAAGTCACTGAGGTTAGTGGTAGATTCAGTAAGCAAGGTAATAGAACAGCAACTGCATTTGAAGCAGTAGGAAAGGCTGGTGAAAAATTAACAGGTACACTTAAAAAGACTAACGAAGAATTAAAAGTTTCACAAGTACGTTTCAGTGGCCTTGGTGAAAGTGCTCGTAAATTAGAGGACGCAGAAAAGAAAGCTGCTGCAGCTAGTGCAGCAGCAAGTAAAAAACGAGAAGAAGGATTAAAACGAGTAGAAGCGGCTCTTAAAAAACAAAATGCGGCCATAAAAAGAGGTCAGCAAGCGGTTGCTCTCGCAGCGCAACAACGTCAACCTTTTCAACCTGCTCTTTTGGCTGCAAGTACAGCAGAACTTAACAAAGTTTCAAATGCACAAACAAGACTTACACAGACAATTATTAGAAGTAGTTCATCTATTAAACGCGCACAGGATATTATTGCACAATCTATACGAGAACCTGGGCGGGTGTTTGCTGCATCAGAACAAAAAATTGCTGCAGCTGCTCGTGGACTAAATACAAGCTTAACCGCAGCAGGATCAGCCGCACGAAAATTTGGTGATGCTTTTGCACGTGGCGGGTTAAGGGGTCAAAAAGCAGGTCAAGCCGTTCTTATTAGTTGGCAAAGCGTTGCAAGACTATTTATAACAGCACAAATTCATAGACTCATCGGATTAATTACATTTGCATTTCGTGATGCTATTAGAGAATCTATCAGATTCCAGATTCAAATTTCTGAAATACGTACAATCGCACAAGATAATCAATTGGCTTTTAATGTATGGTCAGAAAATGTAAGACGTTTGGCTCGTCAATTTGGTCAGACCGGCGCGGATGTCGCAGAGGCAGCGTATCAAACTCTTTCCAATCAGGTTGCAAAGGGCACTGAAACATTTGAATTTTTAACTACGGCCCTTAGACTGTCTAAGGCAGCAACAGGTACGACTGAAGATGCAGTTAATCTTCTTACTTCTGCTATTAATAGTTTTGGATTACAAACATCTGACGCTGAACGTGTTGCAGGCATTCTCTTTAAAACCGTTGAATTAGGACGAATTCGTCTTGGTGATCTAGCAAATTCGTTTGGGCGAGTGGGTCAGACTGCTGCTCTTGCGGGTATTTCATTAGAAGAAACAGTTGCGGCACTTCAAGTACTCACTATTTCAGGATTAGGCGCTACGCGAGCATCAACTTTCTTAATTAATCTTTTAAAAGGAATTATTAAGCCGAGTACGGCGCTTAGAGAAGCTTTTGATAGGCTTGGTATATCTAGTGGTACAACCCTTTTAAGTACACAAAATTTGGTAGGAACCCTTAGGATACTCCAAAATGAATTTAAAGGCAATGCGGATGAATTAGCAAAACTCTTTCCTAATCTTCGAGGATTTCAGGGTGTAGCGGGCCTCACAGGAGATGCTTTACTTAAACTCGCTGATGGTCTTGAGAAGACTATACAATCAGGTGTATCTTTTAATAAAGCTGTTCCTATTGCTTTCGAAAGTGCAGGTAAAACAATTTCAGTAGAAATAAATAAAATAAGAATTAGTTTTACAGAGTTTGGAGATACTGTTACTAAAGTAGTTGTAGCAATCACCAAACCTCTTGGTGGATTATCAAATACTTTTAATATTATTGTTAAATCTTTAGCTGTTGTAACTGCTGGCTTTATAGGATTTGGTCTTGCTGCGGCTATTGCTGCGTCTAGCGCAATTACACTTATAGGGGTTATAGGGGGTCTTGGGACTGGATTTGCAGTGGTACTTGGTTTTCTTGCTGGCCCTGTTGGTATTGTTACGTTACTTGCTGCAGCAGCAGCTGCTTGGTTTGTGTTTGGTGAATCCTCGGAGGAAGCTCTTGAACGAAATGTAAGAGCATTGGACAGAAGCTTTGCGGAACGAAAACGTTTTGTAAATAATATAACAGGAATTGAAACTGCAGCTAGAATTAAACGTATTAATGAGGAAGCAAAAGCTAATGAAAAAATATTCCAAGGGCGAGCCGTATTTATTAATGATGTGATTACGCTTTTAGAAGAGGACCAAAGAGCAATAACACAAAGCTTACAATTAGCAATAGATGGTCAACTTAGTCTTTTTAGGACAGGAATAAATGAGCTTAAAAGTGAACTTTCTACTCTTCAAAGTATTGCTAAGACAAGTGCGAATTTTATTCTTTCTATTACAAATCGTATAAATGCAGCTATTTTGAATATCAGATCTGCTGAAGCAAGTGTTCCGGCTCAAATACAATTAGTTCGAGCTGCACTTGCAAGTGCAGAAAGTGAACAAAGACGATTAGCTGCTATTGATATCACTGATCCAAAAGTAAATATACTTGTTCAAAAACAAGTTATAAAACTTAGATTACAACAAGTTGGATTAGCAGAAAGATTAGGTAGATTAATCAAACAAAATAATGACGAACGAATACGTGGCCTTGACCAAAATCAAAAATTACAAGAACGAGCCGATAAGCAAACTGCTGCAATACAAGAAAGAGTACGAAGGCGAGCAATACAAATAAGACTTCCTGCAACAGTTGCACAAACTGTTGTTGCACAAACACGTTTTATTGCTAGACAACAAAAACTTATAAGACAACAGCGTCTAGATCGAGAAAAAATAGCACAAATTGGAAGAGACACACTAAAAGATACTGTAAAAGTTAATGATGCAATTGGAGGTCGAGAACAAATTGTCAAACGACTTATAACTTTACGTGAAGAAGGAATTGCACAAGAACAAAGAAGGCTTAAATTAGTAGAAAAACAAAGAGAAATAAGGAAAAAAGAACTTGCAGAATTAGAAAAACAAACAAATGAAGCTAATAAAATTTTTAAGACTCTTGTTAAATTTGAAATTGATCGGGAAAAAGTTCCATTAGTAGTAGCTCTTACTTCAGAGGAACTTAAAAAACAACAGAATGAAGCTGCTAAGGCAGAAGTAAAAGTATTTGAGGAAAAGAAAAAAAAGCTTCTTACGTTAGATAAATTAGAATTAAAAGATAGACTAGAATTATTTAAGTTCATCAATCAGCGTCAAGCAAAATTAGAGGAACAAGCACTTGCTTTTATAATAGACAAAAAAATAAAAGCAGAATCACAGTTTAACGCGCTTAATCAAAAACAACTTGTTAAAAATGCACGTGAGCTTGAGGATGTACGAAAGAAAGCAGAAATACGAATCATAGATCAACAACAAAAAGGTGTTGCTGCCATTAATACTCTTGTCGAGGCTACAGAACGTTCCATTTTTGAAGGTCCCGGTGCTCGTGGCAGAGTAATAGACTTAAGTAAAGCAGCTATAGAATTTAAAAACATTGCAGCGCGGCTAAAAACGATCGCTTTAAGTACTGAATCAGTAGGAGCAGAACAAGAGGCCGAAGTACGGAGACTGTTCGCAAGATTTAAAGAACTAGGTAGTATACTTAGAGTAAGTGCTGAGACAATTCAAATAGCTAATACAGCGTTTACAACAGGTATAACAGAGAGAAGAGGAATAGCTATATTAGAGCAAGCTGCTGCACAACGTATAACCGAAGAACAAGAAAAACAGCTTAAGCTAGCACGCATACGGGCAAACATTTTAGAAAAAATAACACCACAGACACCAGTTCTTACTGAAGCAACAGGTGGACTTATTAGACGGGCAAAAGGTGGATTTGGTACAGATTCTGTAAACGCTCTTCTAACCCCAGGTGAATTTGTTGTCAATGCTGCGTCTAGTAAACGCTTTCGGAATCAGTTAATGCGAATGAATAGTGGTTTACCCCAAAGATTCCAGGGTGGAGGTAATGTCAGAAACGTGGACGTAGGTGGAATCAATGTAACTGTGCAGGGTGGAGACACTTCGGAGTCAACAATTGCCGCAATCGGAAAAGGATTACGGCGCGAGATTCGACGAGGGAGGTTGTCGTTATGATCAAAGGTAAGACCGGGTTTGGACAGATTGTGGAGGTAGTTAAGGCACATAATCCAAGGAGTCTGCTTGGACCAATAAAACTAGTTGGACACTATAAGGTAGAGCTAATCCGTAAAGGCAAAGTCATTGCAACACGTGAAGGATCTAATGATATTGTCAATGAAGGCTTGGACAATATTCTTGATGTTATGTTCAATAATAGTACACAGGTAGACCCATGGAAAATGGGTCTGATCGATGGGTCAGGAGCACAGACACTTTCTAATAGTGACACAATGTCATCTCATGCGGGCTGGGCGGAACTCGCAACATACGATGAAGCAAATCGTCCTGATTGGAATCCTGCTGCTGCTTCTGCACAATCCGTATCTAACGCTGTTCAAATCACATTCACTATGAACGCGACTGATACAATCCATGGGGTCTTTATCTCAACAGACGGTACGAAGAGTGGTACAACCGGTACATTGTGGGCCACGGCTCCATTTGCTAGTGAATTGAGTGTTGTGGCAACTGATGAGGTAAAAGTTACTTACACTGTTACGGCGGCACGTGGCTAGTGGCAACGTTTAATGTAACAGCTTCAAATACAATTGACTTTACGGGCACAATTCAGGTTGTGCCTGTTCAGTTAGGCAATGCGGTTGAATTTAGCCAAAGTGTTAATGCTGTGACATTGCAGCAAGCTGTAGCAGCCACAGTGGAATTAACACAGGCTGTTGCATTATTTGGATTAGTTGCAGGTTCTAATATCGTTGAGTTCACACAGTCAGCAGTTGGTGTAGTACAAAATAATGCATACCGTCAAGCAGTGAAATTCACTCAGTCAGTTAGTAGACAAGTCATTTACAAGCGGAGTGTGTAATGGCAATAGTTGAATTAACACAGAGTGCTGTAGCAATAGGCCCATTTACGTGTAATGACGCGGGCATAGGTGTTCGTGCACAAGTCAGATTCCAGCATCCACCTACGTCCCCAACTACAACTCTTGATATTCGAAAACCAAACTTTGGAAACTCAGTTCTTCTTGATACACAAACTCTAGTTGATCGGCTTAGAGGTGGTGCGATACGTGTAGTTCGAGCTACAAATTGGCCGACTCTAACAATTCTAACATTGTCTTTTTCAAATCTTAG